TGTTTACTCTGGTATAATGGTTACATAGACAATAAAGAGAGAGATTAAATTATGGCATATGTTTCACAAGAAATGAAGAAAGAACTTGCTCCTGCTATTAAGGCAGTATTAAAGAAGTATAGAATGAAGGGCAGTATCGCTGTCAATAATCATTCTACACTAGAGGTTAACCTATCAGAAGGTTATATTGATTGTAATAGAGGTAGTACAAGTGTTAATGTTTATCATATTGATGAATGGTATGAAGGTGTTGCAAAGAATTTTCTGAATGAGTTGTTAGATGCGATGAAAGGCCCTAAGTATTTTAACAATGATGATGCGATGACTGATTACTTTAATCGCTCACACTATACTGATATTAATATTGGTAAGTGGAATAAAGAATTTAAATTGCTTAAGGAAATTAAATGACCAGAACAGAACTAAAAGAAATTGTAGGTGGTACTATTTGTGTGGTATTATTACTCGTACTAGTATTCGTGGCGCTATGGGCGCTTTAGTTAGTAGGTATATCGATAGGTACTTTAATAAACAAATTTGCCTTGACAAAGAGTGGCGAGTATGATATACTGGCTGTATGATAATGAGAAAAGAGGTGAAAAATATGAGTTTAACATTTGAACAGTTTGTTGATTATGTCGAGAGTTTCTATGGTAATGTTCCTGATGCGATTTATCCTATCGGTGCTACAAGAGAAATGATTAGTAATGCAGTTGAAATTTATTTTGATGCTATGTTTGATTCTGTGACTTGGGGTGGTGGAGATAGTCTTGACCGAGAACGTGTTCGTGATATTATGATTGAAAAATATAATTTGGAGTGGAAATAATGATACCTATTAAAAAAACCTTTGAAACCGTAGAAGCTGGTATTGAAAATATGCTTGCAGCTGCAGAATGTGATTATAACAACTTTATGCCCGAGAATAAAAAGATGTGCAAAGAATTTGCAGATGGTTGGGATGTCAAAATGGGCAAGAAATACATCAAAATTGCATCAAAAATCAGTGTTTGGGGATTTGTTGTCAATGTTGATAATGACAAAAAATTTAAGAAAGGAGATGTTCTAATGTCTGCTGGGTGGAAGGGCCCTGCTAGAAACAAAGCAAGAGGAAATGTTCTTGAAGGTGGATTTGGTATTGAGTGGACGGGGCCAAGATATTTATAAAATAAGTTAGTATTTGTCTTGACAAAGAGCGTCATACTTGATATAATGTAAGTAGTTAATAATAAAAAAAAGGTTAAATAAATAAATGAATATCAAGTTGGGTACAAAAATCATTGGTAATTTTGGTGCAGATGTTGAATTAGCAGAAGGTGTGGTTGTAGGAGAGACACTTTCAACAACCCTGTTGAGAACAGAGTTCTTCCTTAGAATCAAGTGGTCAAATGGTTCTGATACTTGGATAATGAAGAAATCAATTAATGAGGTTGGTAAACTCGCAGGTGCTGGATACTATACGAAAGAGGCCTATTACGAATGAAACAAATGATGGCCAGTCTGTTAAAACACTATATGAACCAAGATATCGCAGTATTTCATTATGATGAAGAAGGAAATAGTGAAGTCGTTGCGTATGTTTCAGTCAACAAGAACTTATCTACTACTAAAAAGTTAGAAGAAGCATTTATGAAAACCAATTCAATTAGTATTGCTTGGTGGAAAAACGAAGAAGTTACCACCACGTTTGCAGGCAACTCTTGCCGCAGCACTAGTGTTGGTGATGTGGTTGTGGTTGATGAAAAGAAATATAAATGTGAACCAGTAGGATGGAAGGAACTATGAAACACCAAAAAACAATATTGGTTGGACTTGCAATTGCAGCACTTGTATTTGCTCCTGATGCTCGAGCAAACCCCCTCAAAGACCCAATGCCTTGGCTTGTGCCTCAAATTTATAGTGCCACAGTCGGGCCAATTGGTGGTGGTTATACACCTACTGACTTTGCTATTGCCAGAGGCGATATAAGATCAGTTTCCAAAATAAGGATTCTACAAGATGTGCTGAAAAAGTCTGGTGTTGATACAACAAAAATTTTACAAATGTTTAGATAGAGGTATCATATAATGATAAAAGCATTACTAATCGTGACAGCAATGTCGTCTGGTGGGTTTGAATACAAAACTGAAATGCCGAGTATGGAATCGTGCATGGAAGCTAGAACATTAGTTGAAAAACAAAACGCTGAAGTGAGTACTTTATGTGTTCCTTACAATAATGGGCGAAGTGAAGACCCTGAGAAAGAGATACGAGGGGTGTTTAATCTATTCTTTGATTTGATAGAAAGAGTAGAAAAAATTGAAAAAAAGGAATCGTGTATCAAAGAAAGATTATAAATACAAGTATAAAGGACAAAAACAAAATGTATGAATATACTTGCAAAGTAGTCAAAGTAATTGATGGAGATACGGCTGATGTCGATATAGATTTAGGCTTTGGTGTCTGGATGAAGAAACAGAGGGTTCGTTTTTATGGTGTAGATACGCCAGAAAGTCGCACCAGAGATTTAGAAGAAAAGAAATATGGACTGATGGCAAAAGAATTTGTGCTTGCACACCTTCCTATTGGTTCAACACAAACACTACGAACACGTAAGGATGGTGTAGGTAAGTATGGCCGCATTCTTGGAGAGTTCGTTGTAGGCGATACAACACTAAATCAATTGCTCATAGATACGCATAATGCAGTCGCTTACTTTGGGCAAAGTAAAGAAGCTATAGAAGAAGAACATATTGCAAACAGGAGTTTAGTGGAGAGTTGAGTTGATAAAAATATATGATGATTTTTTAAATGACGAGTTATATGATAGACTAGGGAAAACTAGTATGACATTTTCGCAAGTACAATGGATTGGCAGATATGCTAAACCAGAAAATGCATTTCATGAGTTCGTAAAGAAACTGTACTTTCACGCATACCCAAATGTGGGTAGACAAGATGAAATCATGGGTGCTACTGCATGGTGGAATATTAGACCATCTAATCCTAAGCCGCACAACGATAGAGTATCATATTGTACAGTTGGCGGTGTAGACTATACACCAAAAGACATTCCAAAACAAACATTCATATACTATTTAAGAGCTCCCGATAAAGGTGGGCGCTTGGATATCTACACACAACCACCCATTACAGATGTTAAAATTGGTAGTGAACAATTTTTTTCTTGGGCAGATCACCAAACAGATTCTATTGCACCTATCAATAATCGATTAATCTCATTTCCTTTTGATGTAACTCATGCAGTAAAACCCTATGAAGGCAATCGTGTGTCTATTGGTGCTATCTTTTGGAGCAAGTTGCCTGCCAACTATGGAGAGACAGACCCCATGATTAACACAAGCTATGATAGACCGTGGGAAGTTAAATCAAATAAAGCAGGTACTAGAGAATTGACTAACAAAACTATATTAGGAAAATCATAACATGGCAAGAGCGAGAAGAGTGCCCTTTGGTACTGGAACTATACTTGATGACAATATGAATATATTGTCTGATGAGGACAAACAAACAGTCATGGACATACGGAAGCAATCACGTTTCATATCATATGAAGAGCGTGTTGCAAAATTTGGTATGAAAAGTCAGCTTGATGTGAAAAATTATCTATTAAGTGAGGGCGCAACTTGCACTATGCATTGGAAAGGATATCCAATGTATAAGACAACTTATGACTACGCACTCTATCCAATGATTATTCAAGAGGTAAAACCTAAAACCATTATTGAGTTTGGAACAGCTGAAGGGGGTTCTGCGTTCTGGATGTCAGATTTATGCGATACTTTTGGTTTAAAAGATACGATGGTGTACTCAGTAGACTTAAATAAAGTCATACTTCGTAATACAGATAGGGTTAAATTCTTTAGAGGAGATTCAAACAACGTAGAAGTGCTGTGGAATCAGTTAGAAATAATGCCACATCCTTGGTTGATAATAGAAGATTCTCATGTTAACATCAACGGCATTGTCTCGCACTTTGAGAAAGGAATGGTGCAAGGAGATTATATTATTGTTGAAGATACTCGTTCTAAAAAGGGCAGTGAAATGGTAATACCAAAATCTTTGAAAGTTGATCAACTATATTGTGACTTTTTTGGAAGAAATGCAACGTGTTCAGTTAATAGCATATTTTGCAGAACATCATGATATAATCATGAATCACCACTTTAAAATATTGATTATTGTAACATCATTAGTGATTACTGCTGCTTTTATTATTACAGCTGATAAATCTTCAAAGGAAACCCCTAATTTATCAAGTATAACAACAACTTACAATTATTAATTTGCCTTGACAAACCTTGTCGAGTCCTGTATAATGGTTATATAGAGTGAAAAAATAAGGAAGAATCCTTGAATCAAGTAAATGTCATTGGTGGAACTAAAAAACAACGCAAATTTACAGAGAAGGTCGTGCAGCATTGCATTTCAGAATTGTTACCAAGACACCGTACTCTAGAGATTGAAGTTCAATTGACCAAATGCTTAGATAAGGGTGCATATGGTTACTGCCATGCAGATGAAGGTACTACACGCTCATTCGTGATTGAGGTAGATAAACGTCTGCCTCAATTCAAAAATAAAAAGAAAAACAAACAAGGACTAGAAAGATACATTGAAACAATTTGTCACGAAATGGTTCATGTGTGGCAAACCGCAACTGGTAGGATGGTGGATAGAGTATATCCAGTGTCACTTGGTTCTCGCAAAATGTGGAAAACTAAAGATGGTTCTTATGTGAATCACACAAATACCGTATATTCAAAACAACCTTGGGAACGTCAAGCATATCGTATGCAAGGCCCCTTACACAAAGGTTTTAACAAGGTGCAAAAACATGGAAGACCATAAGATTAATTTATTGAATAACAGAATTGAAGCTGTATATCAATTACAGAAACGATGTACAACCAAGTGGAGTAAAAACTACTGGATGAATGTATTACAATCATTGATTAGAAAAGCACAACTTGAACATTAATCATGTATATTTGTATCTGCAAAGGTGTAACTGATACCGCAATCCGTGAGGCTGTTTGTCAGGGCGCTTATCGGATGAAAGATTTAAAAGAGTGTCTTGGAGTGAGTACGCAATGTGGTATATGTGCTGCTTATGCACAAGAAGTATTGGAGCAAGAATTACTAGAACAGGGTATTCAAGATGAATAATTGGTTTATTATGGTCACATGTGCTGTCATTTCTCTGTCAATGCATTACTTTATAATTCTGTTATACCTCAGCCATGGATAGATTTTATATAGGAAACAATACCATGATAAAAATAATAGCAAAAAATGACTACGGCGAGAAAGAAACTTTCGAAAAATGGAATGGAAAGTTTTATGATGAAACTGATTTAAAACAAATTATTAACATACAGAGTGATACTGCTGTTTATCGTCCAGACTCTACACTAGATGGTGAAGGAGTTCCTATTGCATATGTGATAACTAATGCATTTGCAAATGACCATATGAGAGATATCCTGTATGGAATTCAAGAAAGTTCAGTTATGAGAGCAAACTGTGCAGGCCCTATTGATGCTAAAGAAATGTTGAAGAAGGGTCTTATTGAGGGTGAGCATTATAAACTACGAACACCTAACTCTTACCATACTCGCACTAAAAATGGTGGATGGGGTATGATTGCGTATGCAAATCAGATTGATTCAGTCATGATTGGCGTAAAACGTGGACGGTTTACTGGAAAAATTAACATATCAAATCCTGATAAGTGGGAACTGTTAGAGGAACTTTGTGTTGATGTAGAGAAAGCATTTGACAAAGCTGCTCCTGAGATATATCAGAGACAACGTAGATTTGCAGAAGAAGCAATCTCACCAGAACATAGGCATGGAATGGTAACAACCCTATCAGCAAATAGGTACAGCGCAATGCAGAGTACCGCTATGGCCGTTCACTCTGATGGCAAGGACGTTGAGTATACAACAATGAGTTGCCATCGTCAGGGGGATTATACGGGTGCTTACCTGTCATTTCCTCGCTGGGGCATTGGTCTAGATTTACCAGATAATTCAGTATGTATCGCAGATTCTAAGTCACTACATTGCGTTACACCTATTCATGGCCCAGGCCAAAGATTTACAACAGTTTGTTATACTGATCTCTCATGTGCAACACAAGGAAACATGGGCAAATCTGAACGACTTATTGGTCGATTTGCAAAAAATGAAGTTGGAAGTTTAGAAAATTTTATATAGAAGTACCTTGACTTTTCTCTCACGTAATGGTATTATAACACTATGGATTTTTATACAAATGTTCTTCAGTACGGCAACTTTCTTTTGGTGCGTGGAGTCAAAGACGGTGAGCGAAACATAAACAAACGAGTCAAATATTCACCAACATTGTTTGCTCCTGTTGGAAAAGAAACACCATACAAAACCCTAGATGGGAAGTATGTAACAGATATCCAATTTGATACTATGCGTGAAGCAAAAGAACACGTTGAAGCTTATAAATCACAGCCTGGCCTAGTCTACGGCAACACTCAATATCCATACAGTTATATTGCAGACAATTACAATGGTCATGTCGAATGGGATATTGATAAGCTGATGATGGCAACTATCGATATTGAGGTCAAATCAGAGAATGGTTTCCCTTCTCCCACCGAAGCAAAAGAAGAGATGTTATCCATTACCATCAAGAACCACCAATCCAAGAAGATTGTGGTATGGGGTATCGGTGACTTCACAACAGAACGTGATGATGTTACCTATGTCAAGTGTGAGAATGAAGTACATCTACTAAAAGAGTTTCTTGTATTCTGGGAACGTCACTATCCAGATATCATCACAGGCTGGAATACAGAGTTCTTTGATATTCCTTACATCTGCAATCGCATCATGAAACTATTTGGCGAGGATGAACTAAAACGATTGTCGCCGTGGGGTTCAGTGAGAGAACGTGAGGTGTATCAATTAGGCAGGCGTCATCAGACATACGACATTGCAGGGGTTTCTGCATTGGATTACTTTAAATTATATCGTAAGTTTACCTATACTGCACAAGAGTCCTATCGACTAGATCACATTGCTTTTGTAGAATTGGGTGAACGCAAGGCAGGCAATCCCTTTGAGACATTCAGTGAATGGTATCAGAAAGATTATCAGTCGTTCATTGAATACAACATACAGGATGTTGAGATTGTTGACCGTCTAGAGGACAAGATGAAGCTGATTGAGCTGTGTCTTACTATGGCATATGATGCTAAGGTCAACTACACAGATGTGCTTGGTTCGGTAAAGTATTGGGACATTATCATCTACAACTATCTACGTGAAAAGAACATTGTCATACCACAAAAGGTTGCACAAGAGAAATCAGAGAAGTTTGAAGGTGCGTATGTCAAAGACCCACAGGTAGGTATGCATAAATGGGTAATGTCGTTTGATTTGAACTCACTGTATCCCCATCTAATTATGCAGTACAACATATCCCCAGAGACACTCATTCCGAGTAAACCTGTGAAGGGGTTAGTGGATAAGCTGCTTGAAGGTAAAGCAGGCAACCCAACCGAACATTGTATGACACCAAATGGTGCGTTCTTTCGTAAAGACAAACGTGGGTTTCTTCCAGAACTAATGGAAACCATGTATAATGACCGCACCAAATACAAGAAACTTATGCTCCAAGCATCACAGGAGTATGAAAACACCAAGAACCCAAGACTGTTGAAAGACATATCCAAGTATAACAATATTCAGATGGCTAAAAAGATATCTCTGAACTCAGCTTATGGTGCAATCGGAAATAACTATTTCCGATACTATGATTTGATGATTGCAGCTGCAATTACTACATCAGGTCAACTATCTATTAGGTGGATTGAGAAATCCCTTAATATCTATTTGAACAAGCTATTGGAGACAAAAAATGAAGACTATGTTATTGCTTCGGATACAGACTCAGTGTACATTACTTTTGACCGATTGGTTAATAAGCTGTTTGGCGACAGAAAAGAGACTAGCACAATCGTCAACTTCTTGGACAAGATTGCAAAAGAGAAGTTGGAATCATTTATTGAAGACAGTTATAAAGCTCTTGCTAAGGTAACAAACGCATACGAACAAAAGATGGTTATGTCTCGCGAGGTTATTGCAGACAAGGGTATCTGGACTGCAAAGAAACGATACATTCTCAATGTCCACGATAGTGAGGGGGTGCGATACAACGAACCTAAACTCAAGATCATGGGTATCGAAGCAGTCAAATCATCTACTCCACAAGTATGTCGTAACAAGATTAAAGAAGCACTCAAGATCATAATAAACGAAGATAGCAAAGTGCTAAATACATTCATACAAGACTTTCGGAGTGACTTTATGAACCTAGAACCAGAAGAGATTGCCTATCCACGTTCAGTCAATGGGTTGGAGAAGTTCTCATCGTCAAACGGTATGTTTGCGAAGGGTGCGCCGATGCATTGTAAAGGAGCAATCCTATACAATCACCTACTCAAGACCAACAAACTAACGAACAAATACCCTCTGATACAAGAGGGGGATAAGATTAAATTCGTGCATCTACGTCAACCAAACGTATATACCGCGAGTGCGTTTTCTTTTATAACTGCATTTCCAAAGGAACTTAACTTAAAGGACAAAATAGACTATGATACACAGTTTACTAAATCATTTGTAGAGCCATTGAAGTTTATATCAGAAAAGATAGATTGGTGGATAGACGATAGTTATGGAGAGCAGGGGACGCTACAGGGATTTTTCTAAATGAGATACTACAGATATACGCTTGATGATTTGAAACAATCATCAGACAGAAAATTATTTAATTACATATCATTCTTCGCAGGTGGCGGTGGTTCATCTGCTGGATATAAACTTGCGGGCGGTGACTGTAAGTTTGTCAATGAGTTTCAACAGGTCGCGGTGAACACCTATCTGGAGAACTGGCCCAATACACCACATATATGTGGTGATATCAAACAGGTGACAGGCAAACAGATCATGGAGATGACAGGACTGAAGGTAGGAGAGCTGGATATACTAGACGGCAGCCCACCTTGTCCGCCGTTCTCTATGAGCGGGACTAAGCAGAAGGGTTGGAACAAAGAAAAGACTGCGTATGGTATGAAACAGAAGAACATTGAAGACCTGACATGGGAACAGATACGCATTGCGGGCGAAATGCAACCCAAAGTTATCGTGTGTGAGAACGTCAAGGGTCTGACGATGGACTATGCGAGAGAACATCTATCCAAGATGGTACGAGACTTCGAAGCGCTCGGATACACCACAGTATACAAGGTACTGAATGGTATTCATTACGGTGTACCACAGAAACGACAACGAGTGTTTATCATATCCATACGAAACGATGTGATGGAAAAGATTGATATGCCGTGGATGCTTGCGAGTTCAATCTATCCAGAACCAAGAATAGAAGAAGAGCCTACCATAGAAGAAGCGATAGGTGATTTGCGAAATGATGAGGAGAACATGACAGAGGCTCATGAGCTATGTGAGATTATGAAGAAGGGTGCAAAATACAAGTGGTTGAAACGTCTACCTAAGAACCCTGAGAAAGTGGTATCAGTGGGTGATGATGTGGTCAAGCCGTGGTATGATAAGGTAATTCGACATCGTGCGAAATGGGGTAAGGAACTACCAGAACATAAGAACTCATTCTTCCAATCAAGACGAGTGCCATGGCATCAAGCATCACATACGTTATCTGAACAGGGATTGCAAACCTCTCTTGCGGTGCATCTACACGCATCAGAGGATAGAGTGTTCACTACCAAAGAGAGTAAGCGGTTAATGACACTACCAGAAGACTATATTCTGACAGGTACATTAAACCAACAACTCGCAAGAATTGGACTGATGGTTGCACCTATGTGTATGAAGTATGTCGCAGATAGCATTTACGAAACTGTGTTGAAACCTTATAAGGATTTAAAATAAGATGACTAAATTAATATTAATCATAATATCGATGTTATTAGGAATGAGACTAATAACATTCACTTTAGGTTTAGTGGGGGTCTTGTCATGAAAAAGATGAAGATAATTGCCGGGCCTTGCCAGCACCAAACGCTAGAGCAATCTTTAGAAATAGCGACTGAGTGCAAACGTGTCTGCGATATTCATGGCATAGAGTACATTTTTAAGGCATCATTTGATAAAGCCAACAGAACATCAGTTGACGGTCAGCGTGGTGTTGGTATGAATGATACGATGAGAGCGTTTGGTGTTATAAGAAGAGGCCTTGATGTGAAAACATTAACAGACGTTCACTCTGTCACTGATATTGATGACATCATAACTAAATCTCATCCAGTGGATGTGCTTCAAATTCCAGCGTTTCTGTCGAGACAAACTGACTTGATACAAAGAGCTTGCACAACGAACAAGATAGTCAATATCAAGAAGGGTCAATTTCTAGCTCCGTGGGATATGGAAGGCGTGCTAAGCAAGACTACTGGTGCAAAAGAGATATGGCTAACTGAAAGAGGAACCAGCTTCGGATATAACCGCCTCGTTGTTGACTATACAGGCATGCAGTATATGAAAAAGCACTACCCCGTCCCCATATTCTTTGACGCTACTCACGCTGTACAACAGCCAGGCGGAAATGGTGACTCTAGTGGTGGCAATAGGGATTACGTTACAGGACTTGCTTGCGCCGCCGCTGGTATGGGCATTACTAACTTCTTCCTTGAAGTACATGCTGACCCTGATAATGCTCCTAGTGATGGCCCTAACATGTTAAACCTTAAAGACTTCGCAAGTACTGTGAAACGAGTTGCTTTGATTGTAAAAACTTTGGGTAACGCATGGTGGATATAAACCCTGACCACGGCATGGTAAGTATGAATACAGCGATACTCATACCTGCCCGTATGAAATCATCACGCTTGCCTGGCAAACCACTAATCAAACTAGGAAACAAGTTCATGATACAGCGCGTATACGATGAATGCGTGAAGAGTGGACTTGACGTATACGTTCTTACTGACAGTGAAAATATTGCGGCACTCTTTAAAGAGAATGTCGTATGGGTAAGCGAAAAGAACTACGTGAATGGCACTGAACGCTGTGCAGATGCGATTCGTCATAAGATGTTTGACCCCTACGACAGCTTTATAAACGTACAGGGTGACATGCCTGACATTTCACAGGACATT